TCTAAAGCATGTTCCCACTGATTACCAGCACCCCACTCTTGTGCTGCTCGTAGGAAGTCATCATAAGCATGAGTAACAGACTTTGCCCGTGAGAGGATCTTCTCGTCGTCTAGGATCTTGTCAAAGACATCAGAGGGGTCAGCATACACATTCTTGATGATGTGGGTGTAGGAGCGACTGTGGACCATCTCCATGGTCTGCCAGATATTCATGGCACCTTCAAGCTCAGGTAGTGAGCAGTATGGCATAAAAGCCATCCCAGGACCACGCCCTTGTACAGAGTCAAGGAGAATCTGGTATTTAAGATTACTAGTGAAAATGTGTTTCTGGGCATCATTTAGAACTTGATAGTCAGCACGATCTTTCTGAAGAGAAACTTCTTCAGGTCTCCAAAAGTATCCAAGTTGTTGCTGAGTCAGTTTATCAAACACAGGATACTTAAACTTATCGTATCTCTGGACCCCAAGAGGGGGTCCGAAGAACATCTTTTGTTTTGTGCTATCCAATTGACTAGTGTTAAATACTGTCATTCCATCTACTTTACTACTCATTAGTTCGCCGTTTGTTCTAAATTTTGCAACTGTCACAATCTTCCTCCTCTGCACTAAAAATGTCGTCTAATAGATCTTGAATAGATTCTTTCTTCTCCTCTGTTAGTTCTGGTTCATCTCCTCTGCGATCATAAGTATTTTGATAGTAACTTGTTTTCCATCCATACTTGTAAGTTTTCAGGAAATCATTTGCCATGACAGATACTGGCACCTCATTGTTCTCATAATTCTCTGGATTATAACTCCAGTTGCCAGAAATTGCCTGGTCAAAGAACTTCTGCATTACAGCAACAACTTTGATGTACCCATCATTATCTTTCATGTCCCAAAGAAGAGTGTAGTTATTCTTGAGAGTACCATACTGAGGAACGATTTGCTTGAGTGGTCCCTTCTTTGATTTCTTAACGGACATGTATGCTCTAGGAGGTTCAATTCCATTTGTTGCGTTTGACACAACGGAACTGCTCTCCGATGGCATCTGTGCGGACAATGTGCTATGTCGCAATCCATATGTTTGAATCTCGGAACGTAAAGTATCCCAATCATAGTTCAACTCTGTTCCACAAAACTCGTCAATGTCACGTTTGTAAGTATCAATAGGAAGTATGCCGTCAGAATATTTAGTACGATTAAAATATTCACATGCACCTTTTTCTTTTGCTACTGCATTACTAGACTTAAGTAGATAGTACTGGAAAGCTTCAGACAATTCATGAACTAATTTCCATGCAGTTGGATCATCGTAGTGTTCTCCGTGCTTGGCAAGATAATGTGCAAGTCCGATATAACCAATACCAAGAGAACGGCGAGCAAGAGTAGAACGTCTTGCTGCTTCTACTGGATAATTTTGATAGTCAATAAGTTCTTCCAGACCACGGACTGCGAGATCACAGAGACTCTCTAATTCATCAAGTTTATTCAGTTTTCCAACGTTAATAGCAGAGAGAATGCACAGAGCAATCTCACCTTCCTTATCATCAATGTGGTTGATAGGATCAGTAGGAAGAGTAATCTCTTGACAAAGGTTACTCATGTTTACCTTATCTTTGAAAGACGAGTGTGAGTTGCAGTGATCAATATTCATAATGTAAATACGACCAGTCTCTGCTCTCTCTTTTAGGAGATCCAGAATGAGTTCTTGAGCTCCAATAGTCTTTCTTGGAAGAGACTGATCTCGTTCATAAGACTCATATAGACTGTCAAATCCAGGAGTGCCAAAAGCATCATACAAACCAGGAACGTCGTGTGGAGAGAATAGTGAAATCTCTCTATCTTGGATAAATCGTTCATAGAATAGTTTGCTGATTTGAATGCTATAGTCTAACTTACGAACTCTATTATCTTCAGTTCCTTTATTGTTCTTTAGAACTAAGATGTCTTGGATTTCTTGGTGCCAGATTGGGAAGTGGACAGTTGCGCTTCCACCTCGTATGCCATTTTGAGTGCAGCATCTGACAGTGCTCTCAAATTTTTTGAGGAATGGTACAACGCCTGTATGTTGAACTTCTCCACCTCTGATCTTACTGTTGATGCCACGGATTCTGCCTGCGTTGATACCGATACCCGCCCTTTGTGCAACGTATCTGCCAATAGCCATATCACTGCTAAAGATGCTATCGAGGGTGTCATCAGAATCAATAAGAACACAGCTAGCAAATTGTCGCAATGGAGTTCGCACTCCCGCCATGATAGGTGTGGGAATGTTGATTTTGTGCTTTGAGATTGCGTCGTAGTATCGTTTGACATAGTAGAGACGATTGTTATCAGAATAGTTTTGAAATAGAGTGACAGCAATCATCATGTACATATATTGAGGAGTTTCATACACCTCACCACTGCTACGATCCTGAACCAAATACTTATCAACTACTTGACGAAGACCAGCATAAGTGAATAACATATCACGATCATGGTCTAACCAGGTATCAATTTTTGCCCACTCTTCTGAAGTATATTTACCAATAATATCTTTATCGTAAACTCTTTTGTCAACACAATTGTTACAATGATCAAGAATACTAGGATGACCATTTACCCAATCAGGTCCAAACACTTGCTTACGAACTGCAAACAGCAGCAGGCGAGCAGCAACAAATTGATAGTTAGGATTGTCCAGACTAATAAGGTCACTAGCAGAACGCACCAGGATCTCCTGGATGTCCTTCGTTTCAATCCCATCAAAGAACTGCAGACCAGAGTTCATCTCCACCTGAGAGGCGCTCACACCGCTCCCTAGACCCTCACATGCCTCTTCTACCATCTTGTGGATCTTATCCAGGTTCAGCGCCTCTACAGCGCCATTACGCTTCTTTACTTTAATACTATGCCCGTTTGTCATACTTTCTTCCAGTCGTTAAATTTAAGGGTTGCTTCTAATCCACTGTAGACATTAGAGTCTACCACATCTTGAACTTTATGTCCAGCAAGGACCATATCATTGATATCCTTTTGTTGTATTTTCTTTGGCCAAATAACTATCTTATCTCCTTTATCAATGACTTTAGAAATACGTGAGACGATCTCTCTATTGCGTGGTTCATTATCAAATATCCAAACATAATTGCTCCAACCAAAAGTTCTAACATCAACATCAGAACCAGCCATAGCAACAGAGTTTTTTAAGAACATAGAATCAAATGGACCTTCAACAATATAGACTGGATCTTCTTCTTTTATTCTATCCAGACCAAAGATTTTAGGTTTTTCTTCATCTAGCATGATCGTGATATAGCGTAGTTTTGCTTTAGGAGCAAGCGATCTGCCTTGATATCCGAAGAGGTTACCTTCTTTATCTTTGAATGGAATAATAATACGGGGACTATCTTGACGCAAAGTATCAAACATCTTCTTTTGTTTATTTGTCCACTCTTTAAACTTAGGACAATAGTAGAAGTAATCTAGATCTTTGATACCACGTTGCTCAAGATATTCTCTCGCTGGGTGAGAAATATTTAGGTCTGAAATTTTTTCTAGACCAGTATCAGTTTTTACAAAATTAGGTTTTTTAAACACAAAGTTTGGATTTGGAACTGTAGTTCCTTTTCCAGTATTGCCATCCTTAAACTTCTCCATGACATATTGATCATGGAGATGGGTATCTTGATCTTTCAAAAAGTTTGCAAGTGTTCTTCCAGCCCCACAATTGTGACACTTAAATACAAAGTTATTCTTAATCTTAAAAATATAACCTCTCGCTTTGTTCTTACGTTTTTGACTATCTCCGCAATATGGACATCTGAAGTTATACAGATCTGCCTTCTTGCGAGTAAAAAGAACTAGACGAGAAGATACTAATTGAATATACTTTACGTCAATAAATGACATGCATCACAAATAATTCACTGACTCTATACTAGCAGTTGTAAGATGTGGTGTCAACACTTTGACTATAGGAGGAACCACTTGCAATACTGTCACAAGAGTTGCTAATACAGCACTGACGCCAATAACAAATTTTTGATTTTGATCTACTTTCTTTTGAATTTTATCAATTCTATCACTGGTCTTGGCATGATCTCTACGATTTTCTTCACGTAACTCTTCAATCATTTTAATAATAAGTTTGTCCGATCTTTCGTTTTCATCTAAACGATTCTCATGACGTTCCAAAACTATAGCAATCTTATTACTATTTTCAGAAATAGTAGTAACTGCTCGTTCAAGTTTGTCAAGCATCTCTTTAGAGAGATCTTCATAAATATCCAGTTTACTTTCTAAAACTGCAAGTTTACCAAGACCCAATGCCATTGTTTTTCCTCTCAGACGTTGCGAATAGCAAAGTCAAGAGCAGATTGATACGTAGAAGCATCTTTGTTCAACATGTATTGGAACTGTTGCTTATGCGTGTCATCTAACTGAGCATAACAAGCAGCAATACGTTTTGCTGAGAAGTTATCTAGATTTTGAACTCCGCCATCAGAGAATTGAATCTTTGCAAAAGAACCTTCACCTTGTGGATTGAGTTCAGAAGTTGCAACATCCAAAGCAACTTGAATTACATCTTGATTTTCTGTCATAATATTACCTGTTGGTTCAAATGAATTTTTTTGTTGGACTTTTTTCTGCTGTTCTTTTTCTTTCTTTTTAAAGTCTGAAAGACGAGCTTTCATAAGAGTGTCCATCTCTTTAGTCTTGTTCATCATTTTTTCTTTTGCTTCTTTGCGTTTCTGCTGAAGCTCTTTTTGACGACCAAGTTTTTTACCTTGTTGAATTTGACGCTGTGCCCTTTCTGTATCGGACACAATAGCCTCATCAATTTGAGTCTCTATTTGTTCTTTCATTTTTCTACTTTGAATACGATTAAAAAGGGCACGTGCACCTTTAGTGCGACCATCTACTTTATCTTGATTAGATTTCTTATACTTACGATGTTGTCTTGGATTTACCATAACAAAAGCAGGTGGCAACTGAAGACCAGAACCATCTCCAGCAACCATTTCGTTTAAATTAAATTTAGACTCTTTAGACATTCTTCGTCAACATCCTCTTTAAGTAAAGGTGGTAATCTATTTAGAAATAACATAAATGCCTTTATTTGAGACCAGTATGTTGCTTCTGTTTTATAAAAAAGCAGCGGTGTTGCTGCTTCATCAAACACATTATACAATACAATCACATGATTTAGAATAAGGTGGGTCTTCAATTCACCCGTCGTCTCGTATCTTTTTAGTAGTCTTTTGATGTATTTGAACCTTTTCAGGTCTTCTTCAAAATCACTGTAAGTTACTGACGACGGGTTATTGTAGTTTTGAATAGCAAAGAAGAGCCAGTTGTCTGGCGTCAATTCATTGAAGTTCATTCAGATCATGCGAAGGTTAGTGTTGCTGCGTCAGAGATAACTTCCTCAGCACCAGTGGTTGAGGTAATCTTAACGCGGAACTTATAACCATTCCAGTCTGCCTTAGCAGCAGCAGTAAGTGTAAGGATAGCAGTTGTTGCTCCACTGAATACACCAGCGTCGGAAACATTGGTCCAACGTGTGCCACTTGGGGTTTGACGCTGCCACTGATAGAGACCTGTTCCAGAGGAGAAGGTAACAGCAGCACCAGAAACATCAAATGTTCCAGTGAATGGATCAGCAGCACCAGCAACATCAGCAGGTTGAGTGTTGATGGTGATGGAAGCAGCAGCATCAGCAGCAACTGTATCATCAGTATCAGCAACATTAGCAGGAGCATCTTTGAATGCCGCTAGGTGTTGACACTTATGGCGGGTCTCACCAGAAGCATCAGTGTATGAAGTATACTGCCACCAACCAGGAGCAGTAAGACCACGCTCCTTATTCTCAGCAAGAGTTGCTTCTACATCATCAATAAAAACAACTCTACTTTGAATTGTTGCATTACCTTCAGCACCAGCAGTAGCATTGGTATTACCATCATGTGCTACAAGGGTCCCGTCAGACTCGTACTTGGCAACGGAAGCCTTCTCAGTAGTGTTCAAAACTTTAATTGATTGTGCTTGCGTTTCAGCACGACTATACAGGGACATGGATTCTTACTCCAGTTAATAAACTATTTTTCTAAAATTTATTTATATTCTCAAGCTTCTTCGCGCTTGAGAATTGCTTTTTCAACTACAGCAAGTAGTTGATCATCCATGTCAGTCTTGGTTAGCGTTACTGCTTTTTTAAGAATAAGGATACAAATTTCTACGAGTTTTTCTCCAAGTTCTTCATTCTCAGGAATCTTAGCAACAGCGTCTGAAATAATTTTTGATGCAAGTGGTAGTAGAAATGCGAGCATGGTATGACTTCCAATGAGCTATACTATTTATTTCTTATCTTTCTTTTTTTCAGGCAGTCCTTTATGCTTAGTAGATGCAAAATCTTTTACATCTTTTTTCTTCATGCTGGAAGCAACTTTGGCAACCTCAGGCGATGACGGTCCCTCACCTTTTTGAGCAGCTCTAACCATACCCATAAATTTTTGTTGCTTTTTTGATACTGCCTTTTCAGCAATAACAAGATCAGGATGTTTTGCATACAAAGGACCTTTGTAATTACCTGCAAAAACTACACTTTCATTATTAGGTTTTGTAGTCATACCAGTTTCACCATCTCTGATGGTGGGCATAACTTCTACATTTCCTTTTTTCTTTGACTTACGTGCTTTATCTTTGCAACCGCACTCTTCTCTGAATTGTTTGAATGTCTTCATTTCTTACCCTTCATAGAAATAATCTTGCTGACTTTCTTACGACGCATGTGGAGATACTTGTCAGACTTATCTACATCGCCATCGTTGTCAATATCTTTATCCTTTCTATCAGCGTGATCACCCTTTAGTTCTTTGTGATTTACAGGATCTAATTTTTTCTCTGCGAGTTCTTCACCATCATGTGTTAGTTCGTCACCTGCCTTGACACAATCATCAACTTTCTTGCCGCCCTTCATCTTAGTGCCAGCATACTTATAACCTTTCCAGCAAGCCTTGCCGTCTAGACCCTTGACCTTCTCAATGACATAGGTCTCGCCGTCAACCTCATACTCTTCACGCTCAAGAACTTCTACTTCCTCATTCTTGGGAGAACTTTCTTGACCGACATATCCACCCTTCTTTGCAGTCTTCTTACGCTTTGTAGTATCTTCAATCTCAGCACCATTTGACTGAGGATCCATACCATCAAATGGTGCTTCGCTGATTATAGTATTTTGGAAGGTTTCTCCTCCCATCCATCTACCATAAGCTTCCATCAACCCAGACGAAAACTCATCGTTGCTGTTGACGTTATTAATTGGCTTCTGATATTTCATCGTTTAGTAGGGACGTTCTTCTCGTATTATTTATAGATCTAATATTCTTAATCCACTCTCGGAACATCTCACCATCCTCAGAAATAACAATTGCATAATTACCACCTACCCTATGGATGTGTCCCTTGTCTCCTGTGCGTGAAGACATAACAGCATCACCTTCACGAAAGACAAGTTGCTGTCTTTGTTGTTGGCGTAGTGCTTCCTCACGTAGTTTTTTGAAATCTTTCATGGATTCATTCCTAAAGTATCTTGTAAGTTAAACGCATTATTCTTGGATCTCAAATCAACCCACTTCTTATATCTACTCATATTAACAGTAGAGATAAACTTATACTCCAATTCCATTCCACTAGTAGATGTTTTTTCATACATCACAGAATAGAGAATTTGTTTTTTACTTAACACATTATCATAAAACAATTTCCAAAAATTTATTCTACTAGATCCATCATTCTTTGAAGTTTTTACCACAGCTTTCTCACAAAGATAACCAAAATTGTTTAGTGCAAAAGGATATCTCTTTTCAGATAAATCATGATCTTCGGACACTTCATAAGCTACTTTAGTTATAGAACCTTTTTTTGAAAAAAATTCAATCTTCTTTGAAATTACATTCCTCTCAGCAAAATCAATATACTTTCTCTTTTGAGATGGATTATTGTGCGGAATATTGTAAGCAATTAATAGCTTAACATACTTCAATTCTTCGTCAGTTAAATTAAAGATACCATCTATTGGAACATGTCTTTCCGAAACAGATGAAGTATGAATTTTGCTATCTACTTTCTTTAGTATAGTTTTAAGCGTTTGTAGATTCAATCCTATGGGAACTTCTAAAACAGATTTAAAATCTCTCCAAGTTGCTGAAGCAAACTTACCATCATTCAACAAATTATACAATGCCCTGATGGGATACAACGTAGTTCTACCTCCTCCCTTTGAACTATATTCTAAAGCAGTTTTAGATATAATTTTCTGTCCAATAGCACTCTTGGATCCTTTCATTTTAGATGTCAGTCCATCAAACCATTGCTGAACTTCTTCCTCATCATCAAACACAGTATGAAATTTTACTGTCGCTGGGTTTGAGGATAATCTAGATTTAACACTAACTTTAATACTATTGTTTCTATTGTAATAAACTTCATAATCCATCAATGCTTCGTTGGCAGATTTTGGAAGGAAGATACGAATATACGATGGGTCTATTGCGCTAATCTGCTCATCATTCCATCCAAGATTTTGTTTCAGGAATGAAGTATTTCTCATCTCAATATTTCTTGCCAACTTTAACGGAGAAAGAACTTCAAACAATTCGGAACTAAAATCAGAAGCTCCCACACTAGGAACTTTCAAATTAGTATTGCCGTAGGCATGTTCAAGAGCATCAAGAAAAGTTTTCTTGGATGCTACTGATATCTTTTGAATGTTGATATATTTTTGAACAAGCAACTTAAAGTTTCTACTGCTCAATTTATTGCCGAGCAATCTTGGAACTTGTTTTGGTTTGAATTTCTTAAATGGCGTCTCGTTAGTTTCTGCTTTATCCGAAGTTGATTTCAAAAATAATCTAAGTATTACAGAGATATCTTTTTTTTCCTTTTTTCCTGTTTTTCTATTCAACACCATCTTGTCATATTTTATTTGAATTTCAATTCTTGGTTTGCCACCATTAGACTGAGAATTGAATGTCACATATCCATTCTTCAATCCATACTTCATCAAATTAGAATATGACTTTATCTTTTGAATAAGTTTAGTAATAAACTGTGCTCTAATAGATCTAGCTCTAAGATCAGGAACAGACCCATCATCAACATACAGTTTATATTCTACTGGAGTAGGTTTATTAATCTTCACTCCATTAAAATGCTGGTTAAATTCAGAACCCTGAATATATCCACCACGCTTATTGATTGGAATTTTAGCACCAGTATCATCTAGGGAGAACTTAAATCCAGAATTGGTTTCATACATCTCATTAAAAACTTCACCAGACAAATGCTCAATAGCATGAATGGTGTAGATAAATCTAGAAAACTTTGAAGATAGATTGTTTTTTAATTTTTCGTCTAGTTGTGCTCTGGATATTATCATGACATCCCCGACAATACAGTATCTATATACATCTCAACAAATTCATCATCTCGCTTTACGCTGTCTGGCAATCCACTCTTGATAGTTTTTACATCACCATCAACAGCCGCCTGCCTCATTTTACTTGCAGACATACCAGAAACATCATCAGCATCTGGATCACGCTGACCAGCACTCTTTATCTCAACAGTATTCATGTTATAGTCTTTTCCATTATATTTTTTGATGAACTGGAAGGCAGGGACACGATCAGAACCCACCACAAAGATAGCATCAGTATATCCCTTTCCTTCCAACCACTTCAAAGCTTTAATAGCATCACGAATAGTTTCATCTAAGATAACGTTATCCTTATGAGAAGGAAACATCATCTTCATGAAAGATACTTTTTGAGCAGCAGTCAAAGGGTTCTTTCCTTTTTTGTCTACAGTATGACTAGGGAACACGTAGTAGTCATTACCAGCAGCATACTCCTTAACTTTATTTATTAGTAACTCATGTCCCGTGGTAGGAGGATTGAACCTACCAAACGTGAATACAGCAACCTTAGCGCCATCACCAGCAGGAGGACGCCAAGACTTCTCCAACGTAAAGTTGGCACGAGAGAACTCAAGACGATCAACGATCTTGACTGCCTTGCCATCAACGATAGCAACGAAACCTTCAGGCTTCGTCACCACAAAGTTGTCACCGCTACGAAGGAATACTTTAGTGTCGCTGAGACCAGCAAGCTTCAGGTTGATGAGGTTCTTGGCATTCGTGAAAGAGTTATACATCACGATGAATGCCTTGAATGCTCGCTTATTATCTTCTAGGTAAGATATACCATTAGCGAGAGTGTCACGATACTGTGCCTTAGACTTCTCAGTTTTCAGACTCTCTACCTTCTCAACCAGAGACTTCTCAAACGCTTTGGTAAAACCGCTGATGAAAGCATTCACGTTTGTGATAGTCTTACCTTCTTTTACATAAGAGTTTGTAAAACGCTTCATCGTATAACCAAGAGTAAATTGCTTGGTTGCGTTATGTGCAATCAGTTCTAAGAACTCTTTAGCAGTAGAAGCATTACGATCAACAACAGAAACAACAGCTTTTAAAATACGCTCTTCGGAAGTGGTAAGACCAGAATTTGCACTAATATTATCTACAGTAGCAGTTGCCAGAAATACATTACGAGTGGATTTCAGGCGAAACTGGTCAACACCAAACCCAGCAGACAACGTATTGACTGGACCAGTACCGCTGTAATACGTGTGAAATACAGCACCGATCTTAGCGGTATTGACTGCTTTGCCCAGATCGCTATCTACAGGCCAAGCATACGTCAGAGTGTTAGGAGTAGCAGTATAGAAACGATCACCATCAATATTTTTAGTTTGAACATCCTCATCAGTAAAGAGAAGATCTCCCTGTATAACTCCGTTGATCTTCAGTTCAGGAAAATACTTCAAACAATACTTTAGTTTCTTAGCGAGGTCAGGGATCTCGCCATGGTTCTTATCAATATCTTCTTCAGTAAAATTTACTTTAGGTTCTTTTTTATTAAATACAGACTTAGTACCAACAAAGAAATTGCCGCTCTCTGGGTCAATGCCACAAACCACAGCAGGAGCTCCATCCCATTTGGTAGTCACCTTGATATTGCCTGCAGGGCGACCGCCAAGCTCGTCTATAAATCCTTGTATGAGGTCTCTAGAAGCAACATAACCATTATATCCATAGTTGATCAACTCGTCTTCAAGGTGCTCCAGGTGCTTGTTCTGGGTTGCCATCTACAGAAAAAGGGGGACACCCTTATTTAGGTTCCCCCATATCATAGCACATCACTTGATGCTGTCAAGGTAATCTTTCTCAGTCTGATACGGGTGGGTCTTGCCTGTCTTGAGTTCCCATGCGTAGATAAGATCTGGGATCAACCACTGGTCCACCCGATAGCAATACTTCCAGTTGACAGGTTGAATACAATTCATCACAACAACTTGGAAGAATGCTACTAGGTGGATCCAGAAACTATACATCGTTGTTCAGTCATTTTGCGTCTTCTTATTAAATCCAAATGGAGAGAGTTTATCTTCTAAAGCTAGTTTTAGAGCAACTCCACCAATTGCTTCCATAACCTTGAGGACTTGCTCTGGTTTGGCATCTTCCCCAAGTTCTTTAGCGATGTACCAATACTTAGGCCAAAATGTTTCTCCTGCCTTTTTGTAATCTTCTAGTGTAAGAATTTTCATCGGTCACCTACCTGACGATTTTCAGAATAATAAGAGTCAAATGTTCCTTCAGGATAACGCTTGGACAACTTACGGATATTAGTATCTAGAACTTCTTCCATGCTAATCTCAAGCGCTTGGGTTGCTTGTGCAGCATACCACATAATATCACCAAGTTCAATAATCAAATGCTCTCGGTTATCTTCGTTCCAAGGTTTACCTTGAAAAATCATTTTCTTAATAATCTCAAGGAACTCACCACCTTCAGCATTAATCCCAACGCCAGCAGTAAGGAGACGCTCAATATTGGCACCCTTACGATCCAACTCGCCAATACGATCAGCGAAGTCAACAAAGTTTGTTGAAGTATTTGAAGTAACTTGTCCAACAAATTCTTCATATTTATTAAAATCAATCATACGTTCCATTCAGTAAATTTAGATAATCGGTTTTGTGTTTCAGCGAACTGAGAGAATTGTTCTCCCACATCGTCATTGTCGATGCTGATTTCGGAAGCATCATCCGCTACATCATACAGCTTCATTTTTGATCTGTCAATTCCCACCATGAATTTTCGTGAGGCAGCGGTTTCATTGTATCTGTTTTTAAGTTGTTTGACCATGATGCGACCTTGTTGTTCCAACTCCTCAGTAGAGATAAGGGCAAACATAAGATCAGCAGTGGCAGGCAAACCAAAAGACTCAGAAGTATCGGTAAGATCAGGATCAGAATTACCAAAGCCGCTGCGAGTAGTTTGAGTAGCTGAGACAATAGGAACATTACATTCCACAGCAAGACCGCGAAGCTCCTCAGCAATCGCCTTGACATACGTGTAAGAATTAACAATCGCACCTTTATACCTCGCACTAGCACATATATTAAGATAGTCCACAAAAATAATGTCAGGTTTGAAATCTTTCTTCAAAGAAAGATCACTCAAGAGCGCTTTGAAGTGTCCTGCATGGGCAGACGCTGTAGGGTATTCTTTGATAATAAGTTTTCCCTGAGTTTTTCTAGCGATCTCTTGTACCTTAGAAGTGAAGAGAACTTCAGGTAGTTCAATAATATCATTAACATTTACATTCAGAAGGTTTGCGTCAATTCGCTCAGCAATTTTTTCTTCTGCCATTTCACATGTAATGTAGAGAACGTTGTAGTTCTGAGTGAGCGCGGCAGCAGCCGCATGGCACATGAATAAAGATTTGCCGACACCTGGACCAGCAAGAGCGACATTGAGAGTCTTGTTAGAGAGACCACCTTTTGTGATAAAATTAAACTTTTCCAAATCAAAGGGAATCTTATCTTCTTTTCTATGGTAGAAATCATATCTATCTTCTGCTTGTTCAATGTAATCGTGTCCTATGTGTTCATCAAAAGATACTGCTAGTGCTTCTTGTAGAATGCTTGGTATCGCATCTTTTGATAGTTTTTTATCACCTCCATCTGCGATCTTGATAGATTGCATGAGGGCAAGGTATATAGCTCTGTCTTGACACCATTTTTCTGTGGCGTCAAGGAGCCATTCATAGTCAACCCATTGGTCTGAAAGTCCTTGTATTGTCTGTAACGAATCTTTGTATGTTTCGTCAGTAAGGTCATTACGATTTTGGATGTTAATCGCCAAGACTTCTTGAGTAGGTATTTTGTCATACTTACTAGCGAAGTCAGCAATCTCTTCAAAGATAATTTTTTCATGATATTCTTGGAAATAATTTGCTTTCAAAAATGGAACTACTTTGCGGTAATACTCCTCAGTAAAGAGAAGATTACGAAGAATAGTTTGCTCAATACGCTCAGTTGCCATAAGAAAATTCTTTTTTTGCTGCTTCTTCAAGTTGTTCCATCACTTCGGGGGTGAAGTATTTTTCGGGATCAGCCAAAATAGCAGAAGGATAAACAGAGGATTCGTTAACAATGATACGATTACCGTTGCGTTTGAATACTCCGTACTCTTCACCCAGTTCCAGTAATCCGTAGTATTTGTCAAGACCTCGCTCGTCAAAAAATAGGCGTGTTGCAACTTTACTTCCCTCAATAGTTAAACGAGACTTCTTTGCCTCGCATTTAATAATGTTACCAACAACTTCTTTTTTGCTATCACGTTCTTTAGATTTACTTAGATAGATGATAGTAGAAGCAGCATACTTTAGTCCTGTACCGCCACCCATCTCCTTTGTAGGAACATAGGAACCAATCACATCATATGTATGATTAGTAACAATCATAGGAACTTGTGCTTGACCCAGTTTCAATGTTAGCACACGGAAGGCACCTTTGATCAACTGAGATTTGGTCATGTCACGAACCTGCTTATCGTTGGCAACGTCTTCCATCTCTTTATTTGTAGAAAGCATACCCAGAGAGTCTAGCACAAACATCATAGGTTCACGATCTTCTTTAGGTTCTTTCAGATACTTATCAAGAATACGACAAGCCTGAGTTCTAAACTCTTCAATAGTAGCAACTGGCATGATAATCATACGATTACCATCAATCCCACGACTTTCAATCATGTCACGGGAAATGGCGGATTCAGTTTCAAAATAAATGACTCCACCTGTAGGATTAGAATCAAGGAAATTACGAACGACACTGAGAGCAAAAAAAGTCTTCCCCGTGCTGCTCTCTCCTGCCAGAGCAGTAACTTTATTGGAAGGAAGACCTCCAAACAAAGAGCCACTAACAAGAGCATTAACAATATAACTACCAGTATCAACATAACTAGTGATATCGCCAGCAGCAATTCCTTCACTGACCAAACCAGCAAACTCATTTCCACTTTCTTTAATTACGGTATCTAGGAATCCCATTGATCTACTTTCTCCTCATAAAAATTGACATAGTTATATTTGTTACGTATAAGTTTAGCAAACGCAACAGCAGTATTGTAGTCTTCAAAACACTTAATGTCTTCTGGACCTACTTGACCAACAATATGATTGGTCCAAGTGACTACAAAGATCTTCTTACTCATTCAAAGAAACTCCCAATGGTAATGATTTTTTCATGTTGCCACCCAATACATTGTAGCACATTTTTGAGAGGTTCAAGAAAAGATTTTTCATATTGCGTTTGATAATCAACATACTTTTCAATCCCAAATTCTTTAGGCAACTCTCCAAAAAAACTAATACAATTCTCGTGAATAGGGTTAGGTGTTTTAAGATACATAAACTTAATCTTTTCACCTTCTTGAATAAGAGGATGCTTATTTTCTATATTATACTTCTTCACATAGTGATTGTAAAGAAGGGCACCTCTTACATGGATTGGGGTTGCTTTTCTATAAATCTCTGTTGGATGTCTATATTTGGCCAAGTTGTTAACTCCTCTTGGGAATGCAACTTCTTCATAAGGTCTTGTGCGCATTTCTGTTCGCACATCATTGATAAAACAGATAAGCTCATCATTTGTCTTGCCGATAATAATCTGAAACGCTGCATATAATTTATCTCTAAAATAAGCTGGAGTAGAAGATCTAGCAGTCTCAAGACCCATAATCTTCATCTTGGGTTCTTTATATCTAACACCTTCACTATCCCAAACGTTAAGAATGTAACGCTTCTTAGCAGTCCAGATACCACGATCAGCGATATTCTCACGCTTCATACTCATCTTTTGTTCATATGCCGAAACATAATTCGCAAGTTCCTGATAACTGGATTCGATGAATGGTTCCAACTTCTCTTGACAGATCTTATCAAGAATGGAAACAATTGCTGCTTTGTCGCCAGACTTATTACTAAAAAATTTAGAAACAAGAGGTCCAAGATTAAGATAGATTGAGTCGGTATCGCTAGCGATGACATAATCTACTGCCTCCGTTTTTAAAAGATTATTTAGATAATCGTTCATCTTGTTCTCAATCCAGCGAATTGATACTTGACCAGACAAAGTAATTGCCTCGGCATTAGCAAGACGATAGTAACGGAAGTGTTCGTTGCCAATTGCACCATAGGCAGAGTTGAGGGAGATCTTCTTTGCCATTTGGATATTATTACATCTAGCAATCTCTTTCACGAGTTCTACAGTAGGAGTTTTCTCATACTGCTTCTTCGCCTCAATCATCTTCTTCTTAAAAATGACACGAGAGTCATACATCTTCTTCATCATCTGAGGAAGAAACCCATGCTTATCTTTTCTATACTGAGCACCATTAGCACACACAGCAAACTCACCGTTAATATCTACTTGCTTTTTAAGTATCTTATCAACGGTAGCAGTTGAGTGTCTGGTATCCTGAAGCGTCTCTGGCGAGATGTTATATTGCATAATAAGATGGGGGTACAGGCTATTAAGATCAAAACTAACCACCCAATCATAAAACCCAGGAATCGGTTCTTTGACATAAGCACCTGCATACTTCTCAGTCTTAGTCGCTTCCTTTTTCGGCGGGATAGCAATCTTACGCTTTAAAAGTTCCACGTAAATATAGTTATCCCACATCTTCACCTGACTAAACACATCTTCATAATTCACCTTAGCATCATATGCCATAGTGTATGCAAGTTCAATCAGTTTCATCTTATCATCAAGGTTGTCAACCAGACGAACGTCATGGATGTTGTACTCAATAAACTTCTGCCAGTCTTTTTCGTAGAACTCTTTAAAAGTATCAAACTCTGAGTGATCAAGTTTTTTCTCACCAAGTTCTACAAAACAAATATGATCTAATCTATAACTCTCTTGATTTGTGTAAGTAAATTTCTTATACAATTCAAGATAATCCAAGGTAGATATACCAAGCATGTCAATAGAATAATTTCTACGACCCTGAATATAAATCTCTCGTTTAGATACCAATCTCCATGGTGACAAAAGTTTTACAAACTTATCTCCAAGAATACGCTCAACACGATTGTGAATATATGGCAAGTCAAACATTCTGACATTCCATCCTGTAATTACATCTGGATAATTTTCTTGCCAAAATTCAAGAAAAGCACCCATCATGCTTTCTTCAGAAATAAAATGCATGTAGTCAACCATGCTGTCCTTATTATTAAAAGGACGCGATCCAAATACTGTAATACGACCAGAAAAACTATCCTTCACACTGATAGCAAGAATCTCTTGATCTGCAATATCAACATTAGGGAATCCATTTTCAGCAGCAGTTTCAATGTCAATTGTAAAGACACGAATGTTGTTGCTATCAAATTTTATTTGTTCTTCAGGATGTTGTTCAGCAATGTATTGATATAAAAAACGTGAATTGCCATAAATTTTAAATTCTTCAACGTCTTTATACTGCTTTACAAAATCACGTGCTTCGCTAACAGATCCAAACTTAACAGGTTCTACACAATCACCTTCAAGTGTTCTCCATTCAGAATAATTTTTTGTAGGTAGATACATTGTGGGGTTATAAGGAACCCGCATACTGTATCTGTTACCATTTTCATAACCACGTACAAGCAGGCGGTTGCCTGCTTGCTCAACACTAGTGTAAAACTTCATTCAATAGATGGCAGGGATGCAATATAACGAGCAAGGAGTTCCTTGCTGGGGTTTACGAGAGTAGTGATATCGGTGGATCTCACCACTACCTCACGATCATCAGACCAATGAGGCCATGGGTCAATTCCACCATCACAGTCTACCACATAAGGGTCGCGTAGGATACAGTCAGGGTCACCTGGCAAAGTATCCCCTTCAACTTCTTCTACTTGAGCGATGATCCACTCATTCGCTAGCTTCAACAGGTTCGCTGTTATTTCCATCAGTCTCCTCAGGATAAAAAATTTGTTCTTCAGTCAACCCAACTTGCTTTAATTTATTTACATAATTTTCAAGAATACTATTGTCTGGAAAAACAACACTAATGATATGATTACCACCCATGTTGTGTTCTTCAATTGGACTAAAAGGACACCATCTTTCGTATTTAATTGGGAATGATCCATCTTCATTCAATTCCCCCAAGAAAAGTTTGTAGGGATAAATCATCTTATATCCTACAATATTTTTTGGGTCTTCTTGACTTGGAATTTCTCCAAAGATACAAAGGACGTTATCTCCAGTTGTAAGATTTACAACGCGGATATTATGATTTGTTTTTAAATTATTTTCTGTAGTCATTTTATCAATGCAGTTTTTTACATGTTATCATCAAAAAAGGGTGCCGTCAAGCACCCCCTCACTTTTTATTTAGAACCAAACTTTTTTCTTTTGTTTTTCTGGCAAGTTTTTCACAAGAGTAATTATTAGAAGACCATCAACAAATTTAACTTCTTCAACTTCTACATCATCTGCCATTTGCCAGTTGCGAGAAAAAGTTCTATAAGATATTCCTCTATGAGAATATTTTCTTTCTTTATCTGGAGGTGCTTTACGAGCAGATACAGTCAAAACATTTCGTTCTGTTGTGACTTCAATATCTCCTCCTGAAAATCCTGCAAGAGCGACCTCCAATAAGGTTCTACCACCATCTCCATCCACAACATTGTAAGGTGGGTAACTTGATCCACTTCCCGCAAGAGCTTCAAGTCTGTTGAATGTTTCATTAAATCCAATTGAATAAGGGGTATAGTGTTCCCAGGTAAGATTAGTCATGTCCTTAAGCAAGCGACGTTTACATGTGACCCATTTGGCATCACACTAATATTTAAAGATAAACGTCAAAATTTTAAAGAGAGAAACCCGTATAAAAAATTACGGATTTCTATACTTCAACTTTTTTTCTACCAATATTGTACTTACTTTCTAGTGTCCATTCTTGCTTTTCTTTAAAAGCCAAAACTTTAATTTGATTCAAAGGAGCAAGATCAGAAATTTTATCTTCATAAACTACTGAGATTAAACCCCAATCACTAAGAAGTTTTACAATACGATTGCGACGTTGAATATCATTTAATGACAAGTTAGTATTTTTACCATCAAGTGCAAACAACTCTTTAAAGTGTACAATATAATACTTACCTTGTTTATGTAAAATATGACAAGACTGATAGATCTTTTTTTCTTTACGAGATGCAACACCAATACGAGTAAGTGTTTCTCTCACTTTAAGAAAATCATCTGGTTCGCCAAGAACCACTTCAATCATATCAGATTGTTTCCACTGGATTTCTGTTTCCTCGCTCATTTTTTCCACCCTTATTCAATGCTTTTTTAATATGATCTAGCTGATCCTTAGTGAGAACCCTTAGAGCTTGGAGTGCTTTATCGTCATTATAACCATAATACTCTTTTACTACTTCAAGATAATCAATAGAATCTTTACGTGCCCAAGCAGAAAATCTCTTTCTTGGTTTCACACTATTTAGTAAAAAATCGTATTGAAGTTTTTTTGGCAAATGAGAATTTTTATTCACCTCATTTGCAAACAAAATAGTATCAATAAAAGAAGAAAGGCATCGGTTAATAATGTAAGGAGGATAACCTTGCTCAGCATTGAAGTCATCATCAAGGATGCTTTTCTTGGATTGGTTGATTGAGTAAAGGTAGTCTTTTAGTTGGTACGTCATTCCAGTGTCTAATCACTCCACTAATAATAAAAAAGTTGGTAACCAAGTAAGAAATAAAAATAAGGGTGCGTATGCCAGCAATAATATCTGCTTCTCTATCTGTTCGTCCATGCTTCTCCCCTAATGCTTTCGCCCAGATTCTCCACATTAGAACTTCGCAGTGACACTTACAATTTTGGCATTGGGGTTGCGAGCAAGAGCGACCTCACGAGCATCCTGATAGTCACGAGCATAGACTTCCTCTTTGAAGACCTTGCCAGAAACATAGAGAGTAACTTCACACTTCATTTGCTAATACCGTTGCGTAGTTGGTGAGAACGAGTTCCTTGCGGCTCGCTTGATCTGTATTATAACTCCCCACAGAGCGCATGGTGTATGTATGTGCAAATTCTCCAACTGTCCACCCGTTGAAACGATCACGGATCAGTTGCGACGAATTGTAACTGATCAACTGAGGACCAATAAAGCGATCACACTTGGTAGCAAAAAAGTCATGGTTGAAACTTTTATGCATATTGCCACGCTTACCATAAAGATTGCTTCCAATCTCATAAGGAGGATCTAGATACGTGAAAACATCTTTACAATCAGTCAACAAGTATTCGTATGACTTATTTGTAATAGTCCAGTTAGCAATCAGTTTTTGATACTCTGGCAGTCGGTCAATTCCTGCAAAAGAGAAGTTGCTGTCACTTGCTTGGGGAGAGAAGGAACTTGATTCACTGAGTCCCGAGAAAGAACACTTATTAACAATATAGAAGGAAACGGCACGATGAAAGTTTTTAGTTTCTTCCAAAGGTCTTCCAAGATATTCTTTTGCACTATCAAACAAAGTTCTGGCAGATGCTTGATCAATATGTCTTTGTTTGAGTTGGACAAGTTCATCTCTAAGTGCTTGTCCATGGTCCTGTAGTTCTCGCCAGAAGTTATAGAGTGGTTCGTAAAGATCGTTGACCCAGATATTCAAATGAGGATAACGCTTAGACACTTCAAGTGCTACGCTACCACCACCCAAGAAGGGTTCACGATACTCAGTGTAGTCCTTGAGGTCAGGAATATATTGGAAGAGTTTACTGAGTGCTCTGGACTTACCACCTGGGTAACGAATTGGTGTCTTAAGAGACTTCAAAGTCTGAGGCATGGTATTTAAGGTATTCACGAAAGGTCATTTTCATCTCTTTTTGCGTCATGCCACAATGAGCAGCAGCAGCAGGTAGATTCATTGTAGCACGAAACAATGCTTCATGTGCTTCTTTTACATTCTCTGGCGTTGTTTTTACATATCCACTTGTATTGTCTTTCAGGTTCTTTTTCAAGGCGTTCAAGCATCTCCTCCATCATAATAAATTTAGGTTCTTTCTCAATGAATTTTAGTAGGGTCATTTAAATTCACAACTAATCATGATCTCTGTCAAGCAAGCAAGCATATTTACTTCCTGATCAGGAACAATAGCAATGTCACGCATATACTTAGCGATGATAAGAACTGCTTCAGGAATAGAAGAAGGTTTTAGAACACCATACAGATTATCATAGATCTTACGCATCACCATGCTGGGATCATTGTCCAAATGCTGAACTACCCAGTTCTTTACTGTCGTGAATTCTTTTTTCTTGAGAGAAGATAAGAGAGAATCAAGATTAACATCAGCCACATCAACAAGTATGGCAGAAGATATGTTACCAGTGGCAGCATAGCGTTGACACTCATTGATAAGACGGCGCCAATCAGGATAATAACGCTTAACAAGCTTAGCGAGAACTTTGTCTTCATAATCAATATTCTCGTGAGTAAGAATAGATTTGAGGCGAGTAAAAAACTCTCCTTGTAACTTAACTGCTTGCTCTGGTTTAATACGAAAATCAATAACCGTGCATCGCGAATGCAATGGTTCAATGATCTTGTTAATGAAGTTGCAAGTAAAGATGAAACGGCAGTTGCCGTGAAACTCCTCTACGGCAGTTCTGAGGGACAGCTGCACGTCGTTGGTGGTGTTGTCTGCCTCATCAATGATAACGACCTTGTGGGACGCTCCAGAGGTCAGAGAGACGGTGCTGGCGAACTGGCGGATGCGATTACGCACAGTGTCTAGGAAGCGCCCCTCATCAGACCCGTTAATGACGATGTAAGACGCACCGATTTCCTCACACATCGCCTTGGCAATAGTGGTCTTACCAACGCCTGCAGTGCCAGTCAGTAGCAGGTTAGGCAGCTCCCCTTGGTCAACAAAACCCTGGAACACTTCTTTGGTGCTCACAGGGAGGATGCAGTCTTCAACAATGCTTGGGCGGTATTTCTCCACCCACAGAAATTCTTTGCTCATTCTAAAGGTCGCTTAAAAGATTTACAAATGATGTCCTTGGCATCAAACATCAGTTTCATATATTCTACACCCTTCTTGGGTTTAGTATGTTCTCCACAAGTAAAGATATCACAAACTGCCATACGCTTCTCTGGCCAAGTATGAATGCTAATATGACTTTCAGCAAGCATAGCGACACAAGTTACACCTTGAGGATTAAACTTTTGTGAGTGCAACGCAAGCAAAGTTGAGTTGCACTTATCTGCTGTAGCATAAACAATATCTCTTACAAACTTTTCATCATCTAAAAGATGAGTGTTTGCTTCTTTTAGCGTAAAAAGAATGTGTTTCATTTAATTGGCTCTAATGCAATATAGTAAGTCAAGTCAAGATTTGTATTTGTCCATTCAGAAATAAGGTGCTTAGAAACCTTAACACTATAATCACCAGGAAGAACACGAATATTCTCAATCTTAAGATCAAGTGAATAATTCCCAGTACTACAACCAGAAATGGATTGCTCGTAAGTATTGCTGGTATCATTCTCTTTGTCACTAAGGACGAGTTTAATTACATTCTCTCCTTCTACAGATTCAAATGAAAGATCTGGAAGACTGTAAACAGCAGATGCTTTTTGAAGTTGAATTAGATCTTCACCAGAAAGATTAAACTGCAAATCAGCACCAGGAAACTTTACATTTTTTTCTGGGGCAGACTTGAGCGTAATTTCTGGATCAGAAAAGTAATAGCGAGCAGACTGACGACCGCCACGAATGTTGACAAAATTTTCGTTGTCAAACTCAAGCTGAGGGTTGCTAAACAGAGAGATCCCAGAAAGGAACTGACTAAGATCATAGATAGCGAAGTCAGTTGGGAATACTTCTTCGCCAGTAAACTTTGCAAGAATGTTCTCTGCATTAGAAATAGTTCTAACTGTGGATCCTTTACGGAAGACAATAGAGGAATTGATGGTGGAAAAATTTTTGAGGACATCAAGGGTCTTTTTAGATAGGATAACTTTACTCATTGAGGATAGGTTTCACGGGTAGCGTTTTTGTCATTAAAGTGAAGCAAGAGGAGACCGTAGTGAAGGATCTTAATGATATCACGACGGGCAGATCCTTTCTTGTCATAGCGAGAAGCATACTTTAGAATATTGCTTCGGCAAAATGCCTCAGCGTCACCACATGCTTCAATCAAATCTAACGTTTGAATGCTGTCGTTACCAGCAGAGTAGTGTTGTCCATAGGTTCCAGAAATGTAATCACGTAGTTCTGTTAATAGAACATCTTCATTATATTTGTTTGCCATCACTTGTTCCATATAAATTTAATATTATCATAGTAACATTCTTGAACATTGCCGTCAAGATCTTTTACATAAAATTTGAAATTGTTGAAATCCAAGATCTTGACAGTCTTGCCATTATTAAGAACGGCAAGACTATCAACGTATTCACGAGTCTGATTCATTTTTAGTTTCTTGATAAACGTCAGCATCAATTTTATCATAGAGTTCAATGAAAGACTGCTTGGTCTCATCATCAAAACGATTGACACAAACTTTGATTGCCTTCATGCGATCACCCCAGATAGCAAATGCTCGCATAATATGAACAAGGCGACGAGTAGAAATTACTTCATCAATACCCCCATCTTTAAAAGTTTTACGAATAATATCTGCCCAGTTGGCAAGGTTTTCGCAGAAGTCATGATCGTCAACAGCAAGAGAAGTAGCAACCTTCTTCAGGATTTTGCTCTCAATTGCAGGAGTAGGATACTCCTGTTCAAAAGTCAGGGCAAAACGCTCAAGGAATGCTTCGTTGAGAACATTGGTGCCAATAAAGCGACCATCATCGGAACCTTTGCCTTTGGTGTTAGCAGTAGCAATTACATTAAAACCAGCAGCAGGTTGTACATACTTACCAATCTTCTTCAGGAAAATACCCTTACCCTCAAGAATAGATTGCAGACACAGGATCTTATTGGATGCCAGGTCAACCTCGTCTAGAAGCAACACAGCTCCACGCGAAAGAGCCTCCACGACGGGTCCATTATGCCAGACAGTTTCGCCATTAACAAGACGGAACCCACCAATAAGATCATCCTCGTCAGTCTCAATGGTAATATTGACGCGAATCAACTCTCTATTTAGAGCAGCACATGCTTGCTCTACAGAGAAAGTTTTACCATTACCTGATAGACCAGTGATGAAGGTGGGGTAGAAGATACCAGACTGGATAATCTTCTTTACATCAGTAAAGTTCCCGAACGGAACATAATTGTCATCCTTGCTAGGAACAAGGTTTTGATGTTCCTGATCGGTAACAGCAATGACAGAAGCAGCAGGTGCTTGGTAAGTCTGCTCAAGCTTTTCAGCAATAGTCAAGTTCCAAGTGCTACGCTTAACATAAAAATCGCGAAGGCGTTTGGTAGCAGTAGGATAAGTCACGCCAAAGTGATCACATGCAGCACGAACGTGATCAGCATTGATATCGTTACCATAGGTCTCGGACAGGTAAGAGGTGAGTTGGGAAGTGGTCAGGTCAGACTTGGCAGGCATTGGTGTCTTGCGTTGATGTAGTTATTATAAAGGGTTTAGGTCCAGCACGGAGAGTGAATGGACATTTTTACAAGTGGGCTTTTAGACCATCAGGAGTTTCAATATAGCGAAATTTTAATTTTTCTGATAGAGCAATAATTGTTTCAATAGAATCATTGCAGTTTACATTAACTTTATCAACGTTGGTATGTGAATATTCAATGTTCAATTGTTCTTCCAAGCACGATGTAACTTTATTAGTTGACTTTTTTCCATATTTGTTAACATGCTCAGTGATTGATTTACAAAAAACATTCATAGAATCTTCATAAGTTTTTGAAATAAAAACATCGGTATAAGTACCATCTTCATTTCTTTTTCTTTGTTTCCAATTTTCCAAGGGAAATTTATCTCTAAATCCTGGATAACGTGATTCAATGATATTATAAATTATTTCTTGAGATCCTCTATTGGTTTTTAATTTTTCAATTTCAGAGTAACATTTGCTTTTTAATTTTTTCATTTCCAATTTACCTACGTTGTAATGAATTCTCAAAGCATAAGAAATTGGATTTTCTGTTTTGTTTTTGTAGCTCATAAAAACATTGAAGATAAATTGAATTTTATTTATTTCTAATTATAGAGAAATGAGGGAAAGAAGTCAAGCAATGTTTTCAATAAATGAAGAAAGCAACTTTTTATTTGTAGATTTTGAATTCAACATTTTCTTAAATGCTTTGGAGATGTCTCCTTTTTTAGCACCAGACTCAACATCAAATTCTACTTCTTCATCAATTGCGCTGTTTTTAATTGCATAGAGAGATGTATAACTTTTAGGGAAAGGAATAATGGCAGACTTATCTTTCTTCCACTGCTTCTGGACTTGATCATAGTGGGCAAGACTAGCATAAGTGCTAACAAAATTAGATAGACCGCTGCCACCCATGATACGGAAACCAAGAACATTCACACCAGCATTACGATCACGAATTTGCTGAATAAAAATATTAGTCACCTCTCCCCAACCATCATTCATAGAGTATACACGTCCAGTCTGACGATCACGAAGGATAGTGTTACATCCAAGACGGCGAGGACGCACATAATACTCATCAGTATGGTCGTTGTAATACTTGCGACCATAAGAAGACTGACAAGCTTCACCATCAGTCAAAATACAAACATTGACCTTCTGAAGATCATTCTGTTTCTTGAACTGAGGGATGATATAGTTGAGCATCACAATACCCTCGTTCAAAGGAGTGCCAGACAGAGTTACACCAGTAGTAGTGGGATAGGCAGCATGTTTAACATAAGCATATGCCTCACGATACAGATTCAGGCACTGACGCTCATAATCCTTGGAGTTAGAGCGAGAGGAAACCATGTTCATCAGATGGAACATATCTTTCTGAAGAAAGATTTTACCTTCTTCACAATTTTTCTTAGAGAAGTATTCTTCGTTAGAGATGTATTCTTCTTTGCCTTCCTTGGCACGACGAACAGCATAGAACTCATTGGTAAAAGCATATACCTCAAATGGGATCTGAACTTTCTTACAGAAGGCAGTCAGGTTCAGCAGTTGCTTGACTGTCGCCAAGATCTCACGCTGCATAGAACCAGACCAGTCAAGTAAAAACAACAGACCATGATTCTTACCATCAGGTAGTACAGTTACTTTCTTAAAGATGTCATCACAATACTTATAAGTATGTAACTTAGTAGTGTCAAGAACACCAGTCTTAGATTGACCAGCACGAGCGTAAGCGTCAGCAGACTTACGGCACTCAAACTCTTTAACAAGGTAGCTAACCTCCTTCTGCGATTGCTTACGAAACTCTCTATAAGATTTATCTACATCATCGTAACGATCAGAGCGATCAATAGCATCGCCACCAGCAAGGAATACCTCACGTTGCTCATCAATCCAGTCATGGACTTCAGTCCAGTCAGCAATGTAGGTAGGAAGATCCACACTATCAGGTATCTCAATATACACAGGATTGTTAGCAAAACGATCGGTCAATTTCTCAGCAGCACGATCAAAGTTGCTCTGAGTTTCAGAACCTTCTTCGCCAGGTTCATCGCCCATCTCTTCCCCACCCTCTTGCTTCTGAGAAGACTGATTGCCAACGGGAGCATCTTCATTGGCATTACTTTCTTCGTTGGCATTCTCTTGCTGCTCACCACCTTCTTGAGTGGATCCATTAGTGGAACCACCCACACCTTGAGTAGATTGCTGAGGTTGCATCTCAGGAGGTGCTTGCTCCTGCTGCTTCTCTTGCTTGCTGAAGTTGAACAAGTCAACAGCAATCTCACAGACCTCAGCAAAGGTCTCGGCAAGATCAGTACGAGTAACGAACACTTGCTCCTCAACAGAGAATGGAATCATGGCACTAGCACCAATCTTGAAGTGCAGGTTGATACGATCAATCAGACTAAAAGTACTGGGGTCTTCACCTTCAATACCAAAAAAGTTCATGTCATTCAGTTCTTTATAACCACCAGCAAAAGACTTACGTAGACCAGGATACTTACGCTTCATCAACTTCTCAATGCGAGCATCTTCAATCACATTGATGAAGTCTTTAGGACAATCATGCTCAGCAGTCCAGTCTTCATTAGGAGTGAAGAGAGCATGACCTACCTCATGACCCACCAGCATGTCGTATACGACGCTAGAAGCGCGGTCCCAGTTAGGAAGGGTCAACACACGACGATCAACGTCAAAGGACGCTGTAGAGACCTTACGATGCTCTACGATGAGGTTCTCAGTTGCCAGCAGACGGGCAAGGTTACCTTTAATCTCTTGTGATGACATGCTTCTCTTGCGTTGATGCCATTAGTATACACAAAAAAAGAGGTGCCCGAAGGCACCCCTAGTCCAGTTCTGAAACTGTCTCTTGTATGACAGAGAAGTTTTTTTCTTTTACTGCAGTAAGAGTTCTGTCAAATTTACCATCAAGATTCTCACGATGACTGATAACATAAACATTTGATTTGTCATCAAAGTTACGAAGGATCCAACTAAGATCCATACCACCTTGTTGATCTAGAGAACTATCAAAAATCTCATCAAGAATCAAAAGATTAGTATCCACGCTATTCTTAAGTTTAGCAATAGAACGCCAAGTAAGCAAGAGAGCGATATCAATACGAGATTTTTCTCCTTCGCTGAAACTATCATAAGAAAATACGTCACGGTATCTAGATTTAATTATCTCTTCAAAGTTTTCATTCAACGTAAAATTGACATAAAAATCCATACGTTGAAGATACTGATTGATGAGTTGGTTCATTGCTGGGAGATAAGTTTTGATAATTCTAGTCTTAATCCCATTGTCTTTCAACAATTGCGATGCCACTAATAGTGTATCACGATCCTTCTTGTACTCGGCAAAGGTTTTACCAAAATCTTTTTTTTCTGTAACAAGACCTTCAAGCTTAATAAACTCTGCTTTTTTGTCTGGATTGCTACCTTCTAGTTCTTTGATCTCTTTTTCAATGTCAGAAATATTTTTCTTGATAGAAGTAATTTGAAAATTGGACTGACTAATTGATGCATTTAGTTGCATAACTTTATCAGATAGAGTTATAAAAATTTTCTCTCGTTCTTCTTCTTTTGAAATTTCAAGAAGAAGATCTTCTATACCAGTATTCATTTTATTCAACTGGTCAATTCCTTCATCAATTTTAGTTTGTCTAAACTCTTCATTTAAGTCTTGAGTACAGGTAGGACAAACATGATTGTCTGTAAAAAACGAATGTTCTTTTTGACAACTGTTTAACTTGGATTGTATTTTAAAAAGAAAAGTGTTTAACTTCTTTAGTTTTGTTGTACTATTAGAAACTTTTTTCATTTCTTCAGAATGATTTTGTATTTCTGAAGTTAGACGCGCAATATCATTGTGATAATTGTTTTCATTCTGTAACAATTCAGTAATCTTATTCTCTTTACGCGATATTTCTTCCTTGGTTTTCTTCTCCAGTTCAAGCATATACTTCTTTTGGAGATCAATCTTTTCCTCAAGAATATGCAATTGATAATCAAGAGTTTTTAATTGTTCATTATTATCTCTAACTTTATCTTTGAGGATAATATTCATTGTAGAGAATACTTGAATGTCAAGAATATCTTCAATAATTTCACGACGCTGTGCCAAAGGCAAACGCATGAAAGGAACAAATGTAGAAGATCCAAGAACAACAATTTGAGTAAATGACTTGTAGTTCATCTTGAGAACATTTGTCTCAAAGTTTTTCTGCTGATCTACAGCAGATGCTTCTTGGTTCCAAAGTTGTCCGTTACAATAAATCTCAAACTTGTTAGGTTTGATACCACGAATCACTTTATAATCACTACGACCAATAGAAAATTCTACTTCAACAAGACAATCCTTTTCGTTGATACTATTCACAAGCATAGGCTTGTTGATCTTACGAAATGGTTTACCAAAAAGAGAAAAAGTAAGAGCATCCAAAATAGTGCTCTTACCTGCTCCGTTTGTCCCAACAATCAAATTTGTTTTTGCTATTTGCAAATCAACTTCACTAAAGACATTCCCAGTTGAGAGGAAATTGCGCCATTTAATTTTTTTAAAAGTAATCATTCTAAATCGTTAGGGGGAATCAAAAAATCATCAGCAGTAATTATAGAAAACTTATGTCCTCTTTCTTCACATGCTGTAATTATAGCACTATCTTCAATCTCTACAATTTGCATAGGAGGATAATCGTCATCTTCTTGTAACATTAAAAGATATCTGTCAGCATCATCCTCTTCCTCAAATATAGGAATAACTCTTTCTTCTTCATCATCAAAGACAGAATAGACGCCATCTGGACGATCTTCTAAGGTTACGATGTACATACTATGCAACGTTGCAACTTTCAATATATAGAGATCTCATCAAACTTTTTAAGTCTGATTTATCTACGGACATCTCTACATCATCAATGTATTCATTGAGCAAAGTCAATGTATCTTTTGAGGAGATTTCAATGTCAGCCGTGTCTTCTTCAACTAGGGTTTCTACAATCTTGACATCGTGAACGCCTACGTTGTAAAGACGATCAACCAATGTTTCAAACATTTGGTAGTCTCGTTTTTCGTTGACGACGATCTTGATGAACTTGTTTTTATAATCAGACACATCTTGTTTGTTGTAGTCCACACTGGTGTCATCATAGAAGATTTTTTCAAAGATTTCAAACGGGTTTGGAATATACTTAAGTTTATCACTTTCAGTATCGTAGATATGGAATCCACGGCGGTCTTTATAATCATTCCAGTACATCTGATAAGGGTTGCCAAGATATTGGACGTTTCCTTTCTTTGACTTGTGATGATAATGTCCAGACCATACTCGTTTAAAACGATAAAAAAGATTTGGATCCATACCATGATCCATCTTCATACCAGGTGTTACCTCAAATCCATTGAGCTCAAGATGACCACAACAAATTTCTGCCTCACTTGTTTCAAGTAGATTCAAGACCTCATCGGAGTTCTCTTTGTTGATCCAAGGTAACATGAGAAACTTTTTGCTTCCAAGTTTAAGGTGCTTTGGTTCTGAGTAGATTGTGATATTTGAATACTGTTCCAGCAAGAGTTCTGGTGAGTTGATGCGATTGGTGTTTTTGTAATAGGTACAATGATTACCAAGAAGCATGTGAACTTCGTAGTCTTTTAGTCGGTCAAAGTAATTTTCTTTAACACGATGATAAGTATTAAAGTCCATAGACTTTCGGTTATCAAAAGTGTCACCCAAATCAAAGATAACATTGATACCCTCTTTTTCAAGAGTAGGAAAAAAGATTTCGTCATAAAATCTCTGAAAATAATTCCAAAAAGGTAAAGAACCTTTACGTCCATCTAGATGACAATCTGTTATCAAAGCTATTTTCATAATTTACCTCCAACTACTCCATCAAATTTTTTGGATGTAATACAGTTTGCCCAGTTAGTAGCGAGACCTTCCATGTGAAATCTCGTTCCTGCCATGACAACTTCTTTCGTAAGTCCTGTGATGAGAGCCTTGCCATCCTCACCAAAGCTATTCCACGTTCCAAACCTTGACTCTGTAACTCTGAATTTTCCATAGGATGTTTCATACCATTCATAATCTTGTTCTTCACTCATCGGTTCATTCTAGTTTCAATATTTTCTTTGATGCTACCCATGTCAGAGTAAGAAGCATTCATGCCTGACATACTACCATCATGAGTATCTGTATGCATCACTTCATCATGACCTGATTGTTCTAATACTTTTTGTTTAATCTCAAGTTGTTTCTTTTCTTTCTGAATACGACGAAGGAAAGCGTAGTAGATAATTTGTGTGAAGTAAGCAAAAGGATTTTTTGATTTCTCTGGATCAAAATTGAGAATGTATTGGATACAATTTTCAACTCCATCATGAATCATGTCTTCACGAAACATGTAATTAACAAAGTTTGGTTTGTAAGATAAATGTGTAGCAATTTTATCAAAACAACTTCCTAAGTATTCATAGCATCTTTTAAATCGAACACTAGTTTTTCTATCATGATGATACCTATAGTATCTAATTGATTCAATATGGTTTTGATGACCAATTTCTTTTCCTACAAGAAAATAATCTCGCAGTTGAATAACGGCAGCAAGAAAATCTTTATTATTTACGTAATATTCTGTTTGTTTTCTTTTTGCCATTACTGTATATGCCACGTTGATCTTACAATTATCTGTATCAAGTATAGCATCGTGTAAGTCATATGTAAAGGGGGGTCTTGACAAAACCTCAGAAACTCAGTAGAATAACTCTGTTAAGGGTTCAAGAGAGGTTGTAGCTTTTAACTTTTCTTATAGATATCTTCTAAAGATTTTTTCACTTCTTTAATTGATCCAAGATAACCTGCTTTACGAGATAATTTATTAATATTATCTTCATTACTTGAATTAATTTTCCTTAAAGTTTTTTCATAAAACTTTTGGATATTAATATCTAGTTCTGACATTGTAAGAATATGATCTTTATTGATAATAAACATATCATCAAAAGTTGCAGATATCCATTCTTTAAACATAAATCCAGAGATCTCTAGCTTACCTTTTTTTTGTTTTGCTAATTCTACTTGAAGAGGTTTATCTAAAATAAGTTTATCTTCATCAGGAAGATAACAGACTTTTGCTACTATCTCTTCTCCTGATATTAACTTTATTGTTGCGTAAAATTCTTCTTCCATATTTAATTTGCTTTAAGGTTTATTTTTATAACCTCATACTTAAAATTTTCTTCATTGTAAATGTTTACTCTTTCATTTAAATGTTTTAATGTGTAATTTTGACCGCCAATATCATCAGCGATATCGTATAAGGTTGCAATATCTTTGCCTTCACCTTTTCTAAGTACACGTCCAATAGATTGAAGGTTACGAATACGAGATTTACTAGGTGATGCAAATATAATATTATGTAATCTTTTAATGTTAATTCCTGTAGAGAACGTTCCGTAAGAAGCAATAATAACAGCATTGTTTTCTGTTTCAGTAATTTGCCTTACTTTTTCTCTATCCTCTACATCAGTTCCACCATGAACAAAGAATATTTTTCTTTGTGGATCTACAACACTATTTATTAAATCAAAAAGTGGTTCTCCATGCTTTTCAATATAGTTGAATAACACAAGAGTATTACCATCAATATCTTTAACTAAATTTTTAATGAGATTATTTCTACCTTTGTGCTCTACAAGATAATCTATTTCATCATGATATGTGTCAAAATGCTGAGAAGCATGTTTACAAAGTAGCACTTTGATCCTAAACTTACTAAGATAACCTTCTTTGATAAGATGATCAGTTTTAGTAACTTGTTTACAATTACCAAACAATCCTTCTAATACCCATTTATGAGTCTTACTACCATCAAGTGTTCCAGTAAAACCAAATCTATATTTTGCATTATGAAGTTTTGTCATAATGCCAGTAAGTGATTTAGACTTAAACAAGTGAGCTTCATCACCAATTACGCAATCAATATCATCAAAGTATCTTTTAGGAAATTTGTAAATAGATTGCCAAGTTGAAATGATAATAGGTTTATCAGTATTTTTATCTTTACCAGAATAAATCTTATGAACATGATCATCAGCATTCCACCCGTAATCATTAAAGTCATTGACCATCTGTTCTACGAGGGACGTAGTTGGTACGATGATCAAAGTTTTCTTATTGGTAGCAGTATAGTATCTCACGAGGGAATAGATCATGAGACTTTTTCCACTCCCAGTTGGAGAAAGTAAAAGTTTACGATTATTTTTTATTGCTTCGTATACAGCATTGTATTGATATGAACGAGGAGTAATTTCTGTCCTAGTAATTTTGTCCATAAAGGTTTTAATGCCAGCAGGAGAGACAAAATCATTTGTTTCTTCAACATCTCCATACCAATCATTTTTTTCATATTCAATTTGATAATGTCTTTCGTCTGCCCATTCCTTAAGATGTTCCATTAAACCGCCATAGAGTTCACCAGTGCCAGGTGAATACAAGCGAATAGTTCCATCCCAGTATTTGTATCTGGGATTCTTTTTCAGAAATTTTGCTTCAGGAACTTCAAACGAAAAATAGTCCGAGAGTTCATGATGAACATGAGGCTCAGCGGACTGAATGGTAACGTAAACTTCGTTCTTCTTTTTAATACTCAGAGTGGTCATCATTGTCCATTTACAAATTTCTCCCACTCAATGGCACTCTTGATCTGAAAACCTCTGTTAGAAATTTGCTTCATGACTTGATCCAACCAGTACAACATCTGGTCAAGATATTTAATCTTTGCCTCAAGGTTGACAATATCATCGTCTGCCTCAAGATAAGTTTTCATTTTTTCTGAAGTCTTGATGCTTGATCCAAATGGTTTAGAGGCGTAAGTTTTTGCGTCTGCTTCGCCTGAGTAATACTCACGTTTCTCTTTCACCAACTTGCGGATCTCAAACTCTAAAGAAGTTTTGATCTGAGAAATGTCAGTGTAATGGTTTAAGTATTTATTATGTTGGAAAGGGATGTCTAACGCGAGTTGTCCCAGATCTGTGGTATACTGTTTGTTCTTAAACTGAAAGTCAACTGCGCTATCTTCTGCCCAGTCTTCTCTCAATTTTTCAAATTTATTACGAAGAGTTTCAAAATTCATAGAGGTTGTAAGGATTTATCACGAAGGAAAAACTGCTGGTGTTTAAATACAACTTCAGCGGTAATATATTCTACATCACTAATTGTAGC